TTACTGGTACATCCCCCACACTTACAGTATCCGTTGCGGGTACTGCTGTTACTACCGCAAATGCGCTAACTTCTGGTACTGCATTTAACGGCTCATTAGTTTTAGCACAAACTGTTGGCGCAGCAGGCGTATTAAATAACGTAGGCTCTACAGACGCATCTGTTACATATACTATTGGCGGTTCAGCATTATCAGCCGGTGTAGGAACTATTGTTGTATCGTACATGGTTAACTTATCTGACGGTACTTATAACCCAACATCGCAAACTGCGTAATTAATATTTAGGGGGTCAGAGTTGAGCGACCTTGACCTTAAATGAGAGCGCCATTTCCGCCCTATCTTTTTAAATAGGAGATTAATTATGAGTATGCAATATGATGTCAAGAGTACGCACGCGAGTGTTGCTGGTAGTTTATACGGTAGTCGAGTCCGTCTTAAAGGTTTTGTAGTAACCCCAGCAGCTAGTACAGCGGCTACAGTTGCCTTTAGAGATGGTAGCGCAACAGGAACTATTCTATGTGAAATAGACGTACCTTCTAACACAAACCCAATCCCGTTTTATGTAGCTATTCCTCAAGAAGGTATTCTATTTCAGACTGGGATTTATATGACTCTTAGCGCGGCTGTAACCGGCGTGACTATCTTCTACGGGTGAGCCATGATGGACGACCAAATTAAACTTGCTGTTCATGAAAATGAGATTAAACACTTGCAAACTGATATGGATAAGTTGGTTAAAGATATGGAAGAGCTTAAAGCTTCCGTTGCTGAAATAGGTAAAACCCTTTCAGAAGCTAAGGGCGGATGGCAAGTTTTAATGGTTATGGGTGGACTAGGTGCAGCGTTTGGTAGTGTAATCGGTTGGGCACTTGAACATTTCTCAGGTAAATAATATGGCAAAGAAAGCTCCTGTATTAGCAGTAGGTAGAGGTGAGAAGCTCCCCGTCGCTAAGGGCGCAGGTCTTACAGAAAAAGGCCGCAAGAAATATAATGCGGCTACTGGCTCTAACTTAAAAGCACCAGCACCTAACCCTAAATCCAAAAAAGACGCTTCTCGTAAGAAATCATTTTGTGCGCGTATGAGTGGTATGCCTGGTCCTATGAAAGATGAGAACGGTAAACCTACACGCAAAGCAGCGTCTTTGAAACGGTGGAAATGTGCCTAGTACATCAGTTAAACAGAAAAAATTTATGGCAGCTGCCGCTCATAATCCTAGCTTTGCAAAGAAAGCGGGTATACCAGTAAGTGTAGCTAAAGAATTTAATCAAGCCGATAAAGGCAAAAAATTTAAAGAAGGTGGTAACGTGGCTAACTTAAAAAAGCTATTTAAAGGTAAAGAAACTTATAGCGAAGAGCTTAAAGAAGGCAAAGCTATTAAGTCCGGCAAACTCACTCCTCAGCAATATGCTAAAGGTGAAAAGATGGAAGACTCTAAAAAGATGAAAGATGGCGGTAAGTGCATGGCTAAAGGCGGTGTTACTCGTGGTGATGGCTGCGTAACCAAAGGTCACACTAAAGGTAAGATGATGACTATGGGCGGTTCTTGCTATGCTAAAGGCGGTGTTACTCGTGCAGACGGTGTCGCATCTAAAGGTCACACTAAAGGTAAAATGGTCTAGGGGATTGAGATGGCATTTATTACAGGTGTAGGTAAAGGTCCATACGATGCTGAGAAAGAAGCGAAAGCAGGAGCGTGGAAAAAGTCAGGGTTAGGTCCATTTGATTCTCAGAAGAAGACAGTTTCTGAAATGAAAGCCGCCTTTGATAAAGCCGCTGCAAAGAAGAAGGCTGACATAGACTATTCAAATAGTTTAACCCCTGCTGAACGTTCTAAAAAAGTAGATGAAGTATTAGGTAAAGTTCCGCAAGATTCTTATATGGATGATGACGGGGGTAAGCCTACTAAGACAGCAACTAAGTCAACTTCTGTATCGGTAACGCCTTCTAACGCATCTAAAAAACCAATGGTGATAGAGAAAGAGTCGGTAGAAATAAAACCTGCTAGTAATCCTAAACCATCAATTGCACCTAGTAAGAGGGCATCACCCGCTAAAAGCTCTCGCAATAGTATGGCTGATGAGTGGGCTGCGTTAAAAGACATTACTGACCGCTATTCAAAAACAGGTACGTTAGTTAATCCTGATGAAGAAAATGCTCGTACTAAAACTGAAGCTACTGAAACCTCAGACTTTAAAAAAGGCGGCATGACTAAACGTCCACCTAAACCTGCTAAGAAAGTACCAGCTAGAAAGTTTGCATCGGGTGGTAGTACATCACGGGCATCGGCTTCTAAGCGTGGTGATGGTTGTGCAACTAAAGGTCATACAAGAGGTAAATACCTATGAGACCCTGCAGAGGTATGGGGGCAGTTAACCCTAAAAAACTCCCTGGACGAAAAGGTAAAAAATAATGACTACATCTTTCGCTTATGTGCATTGTAAACCGAATGAGATACCCTTTTATGTTGGTAAAGGGTCGCTTCGCCGCGCAAAGTATTTAGGCGAAAGAAACAATCATCATAAATCAATTGTATCCAAATATGGTAGATCAAATATACTAATAGGTATGCTTGAATGTTCTAATGAGAGTATTGCGTTTGAATTAGAAAAAGGGCTTATTAAATGTTTACGTAGAATGAATGTTAAATTAGCAAACTATACCGATGGTGGGGAAGGTGGTTCAAACCCTTGTGCTGAAACTAGAAAACGATTATCGGATGCCGCTAAACTTAGAGGTATATCCGATACGTGTAGACTTGCCAGCATAGCTGCTAGAAAAGGGAAACCCTTATCAAATGCGCAAAAGGTCAAACAGTCTAATACTTTAAAAGGAGTTATATTTTCTGAAAAACATAAAGAGAATATTAGTATTAGTGCCAAAAAAAGAGGGATGCCCGTAAAAACCATATTAGCTGCTAAATTAGCAAATACAGGTCGAGGTCATTCTGATGAAGAGCGAGAAGCCCGTAGACAAGCGATGCTTAAAGTGTGGGATAATAAGGGTAGAAAACCTAAGCCGAATAAACAACCTAAAAAAAGTTCATGGGGTGATAAAAAACCTACTAGAGCTGTATATGTAGATGGGATATTATACTCATCGCTAAAAGAAGCTGCGGCGTCAATTGGAGTCACATCAAGTCATATTATTTATGCGTTGAAAAACTCAGGCGTAACTAAAGGTCATACAGTATGGGAGCCAAATAAATGACTACAACAGGAACTGCGCTATTCAATTTAGATTTTGCTGAAATTGCGGAAGAATGTTATGAAAGGCTCGGAGGTCGAGAACTTCGTAGTGGGTATGATTTGCGTACAGCAAGACGATCACTTCAACTTTTATTTATAGAGTGGGTGAATCGCGGAACAAATATGTGGACAATCGAACAGATTGAAATCCCGTTATACCCAAATCAAATTGAATATCCTGTTCCTGTTGACACTGTTGAGTTATTGGATTGCGTGGTTCGCACAGGCTCTGGTCAAAATCAAGTTGATATAAATATAAATCGTATATCAGAATCAACGTACTCGACTATCCCAAATAAAAATGCACGAGGTAGACCTATCCAATTCTGGTTTAATAAACAGTCGGGTGCTACAACACCAACGGGTGTTAACAGTGCAACTATAAATATATGGCCTACGCCAGATCAAGGTACGTCAACGACACCTTATTATACGCTTGTAACATGGCGTATGAGACGTATTCAAGATGTTGGTACGGGAGTAAATACACAAGATGTTCCTTTTAGATTTTTACCAGCAATGCTTGCAGGCTTGGCTTACTACTTATCTATTAAAGTGGCTGATATAGACCCTAATAGAATTGCAATGTTAAAGGCTGACTATGAAGAGCAGTATCGAATGGCGGCAGAAGAAGATCGAGATACTTCATCATTTAGAGCTGTTCCACGGATTATGCACGTTTAGTTATGTCAGTTAAATACTCGTCAGGTAAGTGGAGTCATGCGTTTTGCGATAGGTGCGGACAACGCTATCAACTCAAAGAACTTAAAAAATTAACAATTAAAACCAAGATAACAAACATTCTATGTTGTCCGTCTTGTTGGGACCCTGACCACCCACAGTTACTACTTGGCTTATACCCAGTTTATGACCCACAGGCATTGCGTAACCCGCGCCCTGATACAAGTTATTATCAATCGGGTTTAAATACGTTACAATACCCAGAAGACGGAAGTCGTGTATTTCAGTGGGGTTGGGCACCAGTTGGTGGGGCTTCACAGTTTGATGCAGTACTTACACCTAATTACCTTGTTGCCATCGCGTCTGTTGGCACTGTTACAATCACAACTTAGAGAACTACCATGACAGGCAAAATTAAAACAGAACCTACTCCTAAAGTAGCAGGCTATCCACAGACAGGCATTAAAACGTCTGGTGTTAAAACTCGTGGAAACGGCGCTGCAACGAAAGGTAAAATCGCACGCGGACCGATGGCATAAGCTATGACTTACGCAGAACTGG